ATCAAACCAATCAACGCAAAAACAGCCACCCAAAACGGATAGCTTTGTAAACGTACTTTCCAGTTAATTTTCATTTTTTGTAACATCTCCTCGTAGGAAAATTTAACCTCCATGTCGAATTTTGTTATAGGAAGGGAGGTGTAAATCGATGGAATACAATATTGACTTAGAAGGTAGAAAACTAGTTAATTTTGAAACCAAAAAGTTATCTCCGACAAACATTGTATCTATTAGTACTTACGATGACGGGACAATTATAGAGTTGCAACAAAACGCTGAAAAAATAAATGTAAAAAGTAATAAAAAATTGATTGTCCAGTCTGATGGCGTAACTGTAAAGATTGTTTAATCAAAACAAGCCAGTGCGTTATGCATTGGCTTTTTCAAATGTTATTTTTTTAGCATTTAAGATTATTCTACTTTCAGTATGTTTTACTTCTGTATTTCCAATTTTAGTAATTATTTCTTTATCCATGCTTATTCATCTCCCTTTTCTAGTTTATCTATCCTTTTGTGCGCTTGTTTGCTGGATTCCTCGACTCGAGTCACTCGCTCACCTAGTGCAATCATTTGCTTTTCATTTGCCTTTAGGTCGATTCGGATATCCTCAACACCTTTACTGATATAGTCTAATTTAGTTTGTAACTTAGCGTCCTCTCTAGTGTCTGATTTTACATCTTTTTGTCTGTTTAATTGGTAGGTTTGGTAAGCAATAATCAAACCAAGCACCGACACCAAAATCCCTAGTTCTATCGTCAAAGATGACCACCTTCTTTTTTGTAATATAAAAAGTCCTACCTTATTCGGCGGGACTCAATTTGTCTACAATCGTTTGTCTGACAATGTCTGTCAATACCTCGATTGACTCGTTGCCTTGGTATTCTTCCGCAGTTAGCGGTACATAACCGCTGATATTGATTTCATGATTTTCCGTTGCCCCGGAAAAATACACCTGTACGGTATTAATTTTCCCCTCATTGTAGCTTATATTAATGTTCGTGATTTGTACGTTCATTCGTTTTCACCTCCTTCATTTTTCGGCTGTAATTCCTCAAGTTTCTTTTCTAGCGATTCCGCATATTCTACAATTGCCTGTCTTGCCGCTTGTTCGTTGGCAAGTTGCACTTCCAAGTTTGCTATTTTTGTAGCCAACAAGTTTTGGACGTTTGAAAAATCATAGTTTATCGGTTTCATTTTCTTTTTCCTCCGATTCCATTTTTTCTACTTCGCTTTTTGGACCTACCACGACAATCTCTTTTTCATTCTCTTTTATAAGAGCTGTAATTCTCGGTTCTCGTTTCATCCATGCCACATTAAGTCACTCCTTCCATGGTCATGTCGTCAAAGTAAACCCCTGCATAACCGACACGTTCGCCGATGATTCTTATATCTGCGGTTCCTGTTCCGGCAATAATAAAATAGTTGGGGCCTTTTTCGATTACTCGCCCATTATTCGGAAATACGGCAAATCGGTAGTTAACCGCCTTTGCAAAGCGACTATCCAGCAACACCTTAGTCCCGTCAGCCGTAAGCGGTACGTCAAACTCGATTGTCTCAAGCAATACCTGCGGCGAGTCAATCGGTGACATGCCAAGGTTTTTCCCGTCAACTTCGATAGATCCGCCGGATTTCGTGCCGTTTGCATAAAATTTATGTCTGACAATGTTGTCCGATGACCTAATGGCGAGTCCACTGTCCGTTTCGAGTATCAGTCGTATGTCAAAGTCAACACCGGCACGACGCGAAAAGTCAATATAAGGCGTACCACCAACCCACGACAATTCAATTCCTTCTCCGCCAACGTAGATTTTTCCGTTTGTTGCTATGGCATTTTTGCTAATTGACCCTGCGTTTGCATAGAGCCCGTCGGTCGCTATGCCGCCGGATACTTTGATTGCCTTCATCACATTCGGTTCTGGATCTATAAAATTTGCTGTCGATTGGAAACGTGCTTCGTTGTTCCGCACCCAGAACTTACTTGTTACTGCTGTGTAGTTTTCAGCCGCAAGTACCATTGAAATACCATTTCCATATGATTCATATTGCACATAAATTCCGGCTTTAGACACATCTGCGGCACTACCGTAGAACAAAATACCGTCAGCGCCAAATTCGTGGTGTAATCTCCCTCCGTCTTGTTCGACGATGAAACCTACTGGTGAGACAGTATTGTTAGCCGATGAGTCACCAACAGTTATAACTCCATTTCCGAGTTGGACTCTCGATTGAATAGTTTGCCAAACGCCATCAGAAATAATAGTCGAACCGGTTATAGTTACTCCGGATATATTTACCCCATTAATGTTACCGGCTGTAATATCGCCTAAATTGCCGGTAATATCTGACAAAACTGTCACTGCACCAACAAGATTAATTTTGCTCGCTTGTATTTTAATCGTCGTCGCTGTCTGATTGATAAGCGACGCTATGGTGTTCCCGTTGTAATCTGTTTTTGATACTTTTTGACTTATCAAATCAGCTTGTTGCGTAATGGTAGACTCGGCGGTGGATAGGCGACCTGCAAGAGTGTTACCATCCGCTTGGCTAAACGCTCCTACTTCGCCGGCTAACGTTGGTGTCACTTTTATCCAAGCACTACCATTTGATCTGTAAAGCACATTCGGCGTCTTGGACGTATCCAACCATAACCGCCCGTTTGCATGCGCCGGTGCGGTGTTTTGCTTGTACACCGTATTTTCTTTGCCGGACAGGGCGCTTTCAAACGTCGTTTGACTTACTTTGCTTGCAATCTGATTTGTATGAATCGTTAGTGTCGATTCAGCACTGCTAATACGATTCGCCAACGTATCAACAGTCGACTGGTTCGCTTTGAGTTGTATTTGATTCGACAATTGCGTGATGGATGTTTCGGCGCTTGATACACGTTTATTAAACGAGTTCAAAACGCTATTGTTAATCGGAACAATTAGTCCGTCCGCCGTTTCCTTGTATGTTCCCGATACGGCACTATCGAAAACAGTTATCCAATTCGTGCCATCAGCCGAAACCTCTACTTTTGTTCCGTTGTATGTCCGCCCGTCGTTGTAATAATGCCATACTTGGATATAGTCAATATCTTCGTATACAGCCCCTAAATCAATTTGAACATATTGACTTACTGCCCCCAACGCACCTTCTGCATAGTTATTCGAGTTCGTATCTCCGTCTGTGACACGATTTCCGTATGTTAGTGAATAGTTACTTGTCGGCGTCTTGCCGCTTGCACGGTTTGTTGTTCCCGACATAACCTTAACTTCTACCCAATGGTTACGGCTATTCACCGAGTTTCCTTTTGCCCAATCACGAACATAACGAACTTTCAAAATACCGTTTTTCAACGATTGTAAGTCTGTTTTACTTACTTTCGAAGCAATTTGCCCTGCTTGAACGGTCAGTTCTGCATCCAATTGCGAGATTTGCTGATTGACGGTGCTAAACTGACCGTCTACCTGCGATTTGGTATAGACGTCCGTTGCGTTGGCTTTAAGCGCAATTTGATTGGACAGCTGCGAAATGCTTGTTTCTGCGTTGGACATTTTTGTTTGTAGTTGGGATATATTGTTGTTGATAGTCGTTTTGTCCTGCTGATATGTCGTGTTGCTGACTTTTGTCGCAATTTCATTTTCATTCTGTGTTATGCGTGATTCAGCGCTGTTTAGACGAGTGACAACCCCGTTCATGTCCGTGTTATATTGAGTTACCGAGACTTTCGAGTTTAGGGCGTTGTCGACTTCGGTTTTTGTGTATGCTCCAACCTCTCCCGCACTTGTTGGCGTTGCTTTCACCCATGCCGAACCATCCCAACGCTTCAAAACGTTTGGCGTTACAGACGTATCTAACCATAATTTACCTGTTGTTGGGTTTGCCGGCGCTGTGTTGGATTTTGTAATTGCGTTTTCTTTCAGCACAAGCTGACCGTTTACCCACTCGGCGTCAGCCTTTTCCGCTATACTTGCCTCCAGTGCTGTTTTTGCCGCATTTACTTTTGTTTGCGCGTCTGTTGCCGCGGCTTGTATTGCCGCTATTTTAGCATTATCCGCCTCGGACAGGGCATAAGCCTTGGCATTGCTTTCGGCTTCACTTGCGACCGTATCAGCGTGAGATTTTGCGTTGCTTTCGGCTTGATTTGCTTTGTTTGTTGCGTCTGCTGATGCTGTATTGATAACTTGGACTTTTACTGTATCCGTGTAGCCTTTTGCGTTCGATTCTGCTTGGGCGGCTTTTTCTGCTGATATAGTTTCCGCATAAACCTTTGCATTTCTCTCGGCTTCAATCACTTGTGGTTCAACTTGTTTTTTTACTTCCGCAATTATTTTGGACAATTCATCCAGATTAGACGTTAACTCTACATAGTTCCCGAATTTATATACATTTCTTGTTGGATCATCGTCATTAAACTTGTATTCTATGGTTCGAGCCGCAATCATGACAGGCGGCTTCATTTCGTGCGAAACGATTTGCACGTTGTCGCCGATAGAACAATCAATATATCCGTTAGCCTCGTAGGTGACCGCCACATGATCAATTTTCTTCAACTGCGCCAGCGACTCTTGCCAAAGCGTGTCCTGTGTGGTTGCTTGTGACTCGTACCGCCTGTTGATGTATCCGTCAAATTCCCCGTTGGCTTTGCCCGGCAGTTGCACATAAAAGTTTTGATGGGCAACCACAGAAAAAACCCGTGGGGAATCCACCGGTGAATAGTAAAGTATATTTCCTTGTTCGTCTCTTTCCTCGTAATACTTGCCAAGTAGTGTAATCGGATTTCCGTTTTCATCCTCTGCACCGGTCGGGTTTATGCAAGTCGCAAGGTCGCTTATACTGCCTTTCCGGTCAAGTGAGGTTAACGAATCATCCTCATCCGATAGAATGGCCTGCGGCTCGTCGTTTCCGATTCGTTTATAAACGTTCAATACAAGCTTTGTCGGCGTTGCACCGTCAAATTCCACATCCAGACTTGCTTCGGCGTTGTCAAAACCGTTCAGCACGTACTGCAACATTTCAGCGTTTGACGCGTTTTCGGAAGTAAACTCTAGCTTTCTCGATAGGTCAGAAATCTCATTAATGCCTAACTCAATCCCCGTATCATAAAAAATCGTATCGAAGTACCATTTAAAAGGTTTCGCTTCAGACGCACTGATTGGTGCGGCGTCCTCTGCAACGATGTCAATTGTGCCGCTATAACAAAAAAGGCTTTTTACGTCGCCACTATGCGAATCTTCGCAATCATATATGGTAAACCAACGCTTTTTACCCCTCTTGTCTTGGCACATAATGTAATTGCCTTCCACCCAGTGTTCAGCGTTTAGGCTTTTTACTAAGACATTGATTTCTAGCGTTTCGAGTATCGAGCCGATATACTGACCAATTAAATAATCATCTGTTTCATAGGCGTCAAGCACGTTATAGTGACGGTCTGTAAGCGTAAAAATCATATGACATACACCGCCCTTCCTTTTAGTCTTACAAGAGGAGTTTCTGCAAACGGACTGTATGCGAGGTAGATTACGCTCCGTCCAGGTGGCGCCTTAATGATGGTACTGCCCGGGTCACGATATTGTAAGCCCTGCATGCCGTTAATTTTGCAAAAAATGTTCATCCCTTCTTTACCGTACGTCAAAACGTCGCCTTTTCCAAATTTGTTCGGAATGTCCCGCCAATTCTCGACATTGTGCTTGTATACGTGTAGAGCGCGTAACAGATTGTTTGTGATAGGTCGGTTACTACCATACGCGGCGCTATACCAAGTGATTTTGCGTAATTCTGCGTCCGGGTTGTCCGTTATAAATGTTTTTTTAACCCCCGACCACGTACTAACCGTAATCTGATTCCCGATTTTTTCGACGCGGCAAATTGGACCTTGACCACCTCGACCGGTCACATAAAACTGATTCGTTTCCCGGGTATCCCAAACCCGTTGATTGCGGATATATACCGCTATGTCTGACCGTTCATACGACGGGTTATTGTCCTCAAAAACGACCGAACAAATAATTTCGTCGTTTTGGTCGATATACGTCACCGAGCTATGCCCGACCTCTTGACCTTTGGCTGTGCTCCCGTCCGTGTTAAAATCAAAGCGCCAATCCGACCGCCAGTTTTTTGCGTATTGACCGTTTTTGTCTGCGGGTACAATTTTCGTTAGGGACGGTCCGTGCCAGCTTGCACCTGTGCCATAGCCACTAGGCTTTACGTACCCTTCATCTGTCGCCGAATCTTCGACAACATATGTGACCGTCCCAACTTGCAAGCGTTCAGGTGTGACCGGCGGAGTTACGCCATTGTTCAAAATCCATCCCTTATCTTTCGTGAGATGGTCGTCAAACAATAAATCACTCGTTTCGTAGTGATAGCCGTCCACTTCCTCGACGTTTCCAAACAACGCCAATGTTGACCGATCGTCGTTTTCTAAACCAAGAAATCCATTATCGCTAGAAAAGTTTGCCTCCATCTCTAGCAACATGGGCTCTGTACCGGGATTGTCTACGATGATAAAGTCTTGTAAAATCCCATCAGAGTCTTCATTCGAGAATACATATTCCGCTTTCGAGTACGCCACACCGTCGGGGATTTCCCATGTGATTGTGCCATAACCGAGAAAAACTTTTTCGTCAACATTTATATCACCAGTCGGAAATGCTAAATAGTATTTGTCTGGTTCGTCCG